CATCTCCTAATGCTTTAGCAATAACTGTTCTTGCAGCGTTCCAAGCAGACACGTTACCCTCAGCATCACCTTTCTGTGCAGCTTCATTCAACAAACGCATACCGTCTCTAGCTCCTTGGTAAGCTATTCGTTCTCTTTCAATCAAACCATCATACTTTTTACTAAAATCAACAGCATCAGAAGCGTTTTTAAGTACAACGGTTGTGCTTGCTGCTTTAGGCGCATCACCAATTGTTTTTACAATGTTACCTTGACTGTCTAATGCAACAACTTTATCACCCACATTTCTAAAAGTGAGTTTTTCTCCTCCGGGCTTTCTAGCCTCTTTAATCAAATCTCTAGCTAAAGTTGGGTCTGATGAGTACACTTCGGCATCTTCTTGGCTAAAACCTGCACGAATAAGCATTTTAGAAATGTTTTCTTTAGCAGCAGCCGTAGCAGCAGGTTTACCTTCAATTTCTTCAACCCGAGCCTGTGTCAAACGCCGTTGTAAAGCAGCATCCTGTGCATCTTGTGCAGCCTTTGCCTCAGCAGCTTCCATCTGAGCAGCTTGTTGACGTAAGACAAAAGCACGGCGTGGGTCAGAACTGATGTCAGCTAGGCGTTTGTACAGAGCAGAACCACTAAGTCCACTTTGTTGTGCCTCAAGCAAAGCAGCCTGCTGTGCCTCAGCCTCTGCCTCACCGGGAGCTTTAGCCCCAAGCATACGACCTAACCCATAACCAGCACTGGCACCGCCTTGGGCAATGGTAGAGGCAACCTGCTGAAGCAAACCCTGTTGTGCCATTGCTTCAGGAGTCAACATCAACCCAGCCTCATACTTACGACGAACTTCTTGAGGCGATTCACCTAGAAGTTGAAATAATCCTTGTGTTGCCATGTTTATTCCTTAACCGTAATTTTGCCAAAAACTCATAGATGCTGGGGCATAAGCAGAACCAAGTGCTTGCAACTCAGGCATTGTATAAGACGGGGTAATAGGTTGGTTAGCAAACATACCACCAAACTGTTGACCAGCACGTTGGATAGCCTGAGCAGTGCCTAAACCACTAGCTAAACGTGTTTGAGCAGCGCCCCTAAGCCCTTCACTTAACAAACCACCAACTTGTGCCCCAGCCGTAGCTGCTTTCCCACCATACTGAGCACCCATCTCAAGTGGTTTCATACCCAGTTCTTCAACACCAAGCCCAGCTTGGAACAGACCACCAGCCTCTGCCAGCCTACGTTCACGTTCAGCAATACCAGCCTGACGTGACGCAGCAGCGAGTTCAGCATCAGCACGAGCACGGGCTAGGTTTTGTGCATACTGTTCAGGGTTGATAGCACCACCCATCATGCCAGCACCTAACGACTCGGGTGACACACCTAGACCAATGCGACCGCGTTGTAGTTGTTGCTGCCGTAGAGCAATATCTTCAGCTTGACGCTGTGGAGCCAACAACCCCTGCTGCTCTGCCAGCACCTCAGCGGCATACGCCTGTGGGTCTAGTTCGGCAGCGCGTTGACGCCCAAGCTCAGCCTGTTGATAATAGAAGTCACGAGCAGCTTGTAAACGAGGGTCTAACTCGTAGCCAGCGGTCTGTGCTGCCTCATCAAAGAAGCCACGACCAAAGCCAGTGGTGACAGCGTAAGGTTTAAACTTAGCCGCCTCAGCCGCAATCTCTGCTGCCCTAACCTGTGCGTCTGCTGAACGAGAGGCTGCATCGGAAGCCATCATGCCCCCGAGTAGACTACCCCCTGCTCCAATAAGTGCTGCTGTAATAGGCATCTTATACCTCTTTTTCTATTAAAACTTTATCAATGTTTTCTGCATCAGTTTCCTCTGTTGCGTGTATGCAGAACCAAACACAATCTTCTAAAGACACAATGCTGTGAACTTTATTAGCCTCTACGTTGATACAAGCAGGAGCCTGTACAACCTCTACCTCTTCCCCTTTAGTCATCCTTACAGTTCCCTTAGCCAATATGGATAAGTGAGAGTAGGGATGGACATGTTTTACAAGGAAAGAGCCTTTGGGAACCCTTACCTCTTTGGCGTACAACCCGTCACTGAAATGATGAATGATGTCGTCCATTACGCAGGTTTAGTTGGGAATACAACATTAAAGGGAAACCCCTCTTGCTGTGTAACATCCAACAAAGCCTGACGGTAGTTAACCCACTCTTGTTGCTTTTCTGCTGACATGTCTGCCCAGCGCAGAGGATTGGACACAACAGGGTCAACATCTGTAGCTAAACGTAAATCTCGTTCAAGCCTAACTACATCAGCCTGTGCGTCATAAACTTCTTGGTCAGTAGGCGGCACCCACTGAGAACCATCAAACGTATGCAGAGGGCTTGGCTTCAGCGGAACCTCAAAGGTGCCAGCAGGGTAGGAAGCCACTATTTCAGCAGAAGGCTCACACAACGTCTGCCAATATCCTCGTTCGGGATGATAAAAACCTTTTTCCATTTCTTACCTCTTTATGAAAGCAGACGATAGCCTTGTTGAACAGTTCCTGTCAATTTCCAATAGTGTCCCGGTGGGATGATGGCAAAACTATTCTGCCAAACAGCATTACCAGCACTGTTACCTTGAACACGATAATAAGTGGAGCCGTTAGAAGACACTTCAATGTCGCCTGAATAAGCAGCGGTGTTTGCACCAACCGCAACAGCTCTGCCATAGGTGTTTTGATATACAGTGCCAGAGGTTAAATTACTAGCACTCCACGATTGATTCAAACCTAGCGAATCAGTGATGGCTGTCCAAGCGTTATCTCCACGCAAGAAGGTGGAAGTAGAAGGTGTTCCTGTTGGTGAGACGGTGGCTAGAGTGCCAAGTCCAAGATTGGTACGAGCATCAGCAGCAGTAGAAGCACCAGTACCGCCATCCGCAACAGCAAGGTCAGTGATTCCACTAATCGTTCCTCCGCTGATGGTTGGTGTGTTAATTGTAGGGCTGGTTAGTGTCTTATCCGTCAGTGTTGCCGTGTTGGTACGCTCTGCATACACATGAGCAGTGGTGGCAATCTGAGTGGTGTTAGTACCAGCAGCAGCAGTAGGTGCTAGTGGAGTACCAGTGAGTGATGGGCTGTTGGTGTTAGCCTTAGAGTTAACAGCCGTAGCAATGGCGTTAAACTCATCATCAATCTCCGTTCCCTTAACAATCTTTGCTGGGTCGCCTGTCGTCAGCGTGTCCTTAGAGGCAAAGTCTGTTGCCTTAGTGTAGTTAGCCATATCAGCTTACCTTTCCAGTTTTTACAAATGCGTCAATCTTTTGAACGCTTAATTCTGAGCCATTAACATCAGCCTCAAAGCCTAGTTGTATTACATTACCACTACCGCCAACACTACTCTTCACGTTGTCAATAACAATACCTAATGTGTATTCGGCAACCGTAGCAGCATTATCCCCATATTCAGCAATACCATATTCAGCAATGGTACCTTGCGGTGGAATGGTGAATACATAAGAGTTGGCAATGTTTTCATAGTCAAACGCAGCTTTAATAACAAACGTTTGATTAGCACCACCCACCACCGTAGTGGCAATTTGCTTCAACATCTTCTTAAATGTTGAATTACCAAAGTCAATGAAGTGTGAGAAGTAGCGCATACGGAAGGCAGTCCCGTTGTCCTCATACCCAGCGTATTTACCAATACCGTTTGTCTTACCAATAAACAGGTCACGGTTACGACTGCGGCAGAACGAATCAGCCTGATAGTTGTACCACGTAGTGACACGCGCAGAACCATCCTCAAGGACAGAACGCATGTCTAAACAATAAATAATATCACTGTACGGAAAACTTAACAAATAGAACGCATTGGTTTCAGAATAAACAGATACAACATCATCTAAATCACCACTGTTGGCAAGTTCAGTGGCTATGTCGTTTAATAAATCGTCTCGTACATTCTTTGTTAAATCACGCAGCGGCAAACTCTTCTCTTGAATGAGACGCCCTAGTGAACGCACACCAGTGTCTGACAAGAAGATAAGGTCATTACCTGTAGCCTGAACACTGTCCCTAGCAATACAACCAACACCAGTGATTACGTCATTAAGCTGGAAGGCAACACCAATAGGGTTGGATGCTCCGCTATACAACACAATGTTGTTCTTACAGAAGATAACTAAGAAATCGTTGTGTGCTGCAATAGCCACAATGGTGTCTGCGTTGTTAGGCAGAACAGCAGCGATGTTTAGTGTTCCACTGGTGCCACCATAGAAGGCAGGGAAAGCCGTGTCAGCTATATCTGTAGACCAATAAACCGTGTCGCCATCGTGCGTCCAAAACCGACCCCAAGCAGCAATAACATCCTTTGGGTAAGAAGAACCGAAGTTCTGAGCCGACGCACTGCGGTAGGTTGTGATGGGTTGACACACCGGGCTGATAGCAGCAGAATAGACCAACGGCTCTTGCCCATCCTGAACCAACAGGGCGTGGTCATAAATGCTTGCACCCTTCCAGCGGTCACCACTGACAGTGTAGGCAGCAGGGGTAATGTCCGTCAGCGTAGCACTGATGCCGCCAGTCCACACCTTGCTGTTACCGCCTGAGATGATGGTTGTGGTGTTGTCAGCGTTGACGTGCTCCAACATAAACTTAATGCTGTTACCACCCAACGAGGTGTCACCACTGGTGGTCATCATGTCCCAACCCTTACGTGCCCCTAAGCGACCATACTTGTCAATCACCACGTTATCAGTGAGCTGGGCAAAGTTGGGGGAAATAGTAACACCACTCTCCTGAGTGTTCAGCCCAAAGAAGCCGGGGCTAACAAGAGATAGGTTGGTTATTTGTTTCATGCTGGATACCAAATAGTATCTTCTTGGTGACGTGCGGCGTCTAATGCAATCTCATCTGCTAAGGCACTACGAGCAGCGCCATAAGCATTGATGCTTTGTTGTCCACCATCCTCGCCTCTCTCTTCAATAGCCATAGCGGTGGCAAACAGAATGATGGGGCGTGTTGGAATAACTACATTATCAGCATCAGCCGACAGAGGTGCGTTACGTAGCGTCACGTTGAACCGCAGCGAATACTCTTGGTCAGGGATAGGATAGAGGTCTACCTGAGTGTCGCCGTCTGCGCTAACCCCGTTGAAGTTGTAGTATTGCGGGGCACCTGTGGACGGACTATCGTTCATAACAAACAACTGCTTGTCAAACCAGTCAGCGTCCCGGTACTCCATGAACCAGTTACTGGTGTCGTTTAGTACGTTCAACACTTTGAAGTTGTTACCCGTGCCGTTCAATTCATAGTTGAAGGTATCAGCTACAGTGGTTAGCGTAAGGGTACTACGCAGAGCAGACCAGTCCCAAGCAGACTCAACTTGACTTTTAGCCTCGTTGACAAACTCACCTATCAGACGGGCGTATTGGTTAGACGTGCCACTTCCCTGCACCGTGGTCACTTCAGGTTCACGGAGCCGTAGCAGCACTTTATTAACTAAGTCAAGATACGTCATTATTATTCCTTAATTGGTAACATTATACCATAAAATAACCAATTTGTCAACCTATTCACCATCAAAAGTGTACATTGGCAACTCTTTACGTAGGTCAAAGGTAGCAATGTAGGAGATGCCTGACGTGCTAGTCTGCACCTGTATGCTGTCCCCACTCTTCAACACAATTGAGCCGTTGCTAAATAATAAATAATCTTTAGCATTTAAGCTGTAGCCATTGATAATGTAAATCTGATGTGTGGCATCGTGTGCATGTTCCCAAAACACACTGACACTGGCTGTGCTACCTGCGGTGTTGGAAATAAACAACGTCTCCACCTCAGCGACATACCCAGCAGGGACAGTGAACAACTCAACGTCAGACCCAGTGGTGGTGATTGTTTTACCTACTGAATGTTTCATTTCTTCTTGGCTTTACCAGCCTTCTGTAGAGCAATGGCGACGGCTTGCTTCTGAGGCTTGCCTTCCTTCACCAGGGTGCGAATGTTGGCACTTACTGCCTTCTTACTTTTTCCGCTTTTGAGAGGCATTTGTTTTCCCCTTTTGATGGTATAGTTTCTCTGAGGAAGCTGTGTGTTTAGCCCCTGTGTGCAGAGAGCCGTCGGGCATTTTGTGAGTTGCGCCCGTCCACAATTTCCCTGCCTTGGTGTAGTGCTTCGCGTTCTTCATTTCTTCTTTGCCGTCTTAGCTGCTTTTCTAAAAG